TAGCCATTAGTAAAACACCATCCTTCCTATGTGCGTTTTCTTGCGTTTACCAAACCATTCTTTCTTTGGCGGTATTGAGTCATCATGGAAATATAAAGCATTTGCAACTGGATTTGCATATTTATTACGAACAATCGTATCAATAACCAAAAGTTTAGTTTCCAAATACGCCCTAGTATTAACTTCTGGATGACGTTCATCCGTAACCCCAATAAACTGACCATTAGCATAAACAACAGAGCATACATCACGACCCCAATAACCAGTATGTAACCTATTACGTATGACATTAATCACCCCGACCTTTTCTTCTAGTGTTCTATTATTAACTTCATGGTACACAGCAGTTGCATAACACGCTATATCTAATTCTAAGTTATGTATATCCATTATAAACCTTTAATGATTATCTGGTGTCTAGTAAACCAACACAAGCGTATAATTCTATTATAAATCTAAAAGAAAGGAGAACCGCTATGTGGACATCACCAACAGCAACAGAAATGCGTTTTGGCTTTGAAGTAACAATGTACGTAATGAACAAATAGTTATTCATAAATTGGCTTATTGTGTCTATGCCATTCCTTATGGCATAGTTCACATAGCCATCTAACCTCAAAAGGTTTCGTATAATTATCATGGTGTGCCTCAACTTTATAATCTGAATTACATTCAGAACAGCTTGTTTCTTTTATTAACTTTCCATCTCTAACTGCATTTGTTGTTATTACATGTGCAGCATATTTTAATGGGTAATTGTGTTTATAATTTAACAATGCCTGTTTTCTAGCTGCCTTACCATTTTCTGTTTTTAAATAAGTTTTTCTTGCTTCAACTCTATGTGGTAAAAGATTACGTTTTTTATCATAATCCCTTACCGCATCTAAGTTGTTTCCCCTATGTAAATTTACTCTAGTTTTAACACAAACTTTGCATTTGTTTAAATAACCATCTGCCATTTGTGCGTGAGTATAATATTCATTTAATGCTTTTTCTTTATTACAACTACGACATACTTTCATGGTTTACTCCTAATATTAGAAAGGTATGCGTATTATATACCATTTTAGACTATCATGTCTAATACAAAATACTTATCAAAATGGAACGTCTGATAAGTCATCTGCACCTTCAACAGCAGGTTTAAGTCTTTCATCTGTTGCTACCATTGCTGCAGCACCACTAATAAACTTACCATTAGCACCTTCTCTAACCCAACCTGATAAAGTAAACTCAATACCATCTACATTTAACTTTCCTCTATAATCTGGTCGTTTAGGATTATCCCCCTTGTCGTTCTTGTTTAACGTAAACGTGTTTGTTTTATCATACTCAGCCATATACTACTCCTTTAGTTTAATAATTGTTTGTTCTACTTCGTCTAAAAACTTAATTACTTCTGCTTCTAATTCTCCTATGTAAGTATCATCCCTGTCAACCCTTGCTACAAATAGTTGTAGTTCTTCAGGGAAGTTAGGATTATAGCTTACAAAGTCTACCCACTTAGCACCGGTGCAAGCTAATTGCCATTGCATCTGTGGAATGTATTTACTAGGAACTGACTTACTCATAAGCGTATTAGTATGGGTAGTTTCTATAGGGCATTTAATCTCTATAAGACCTGCATACTTACCCTCTTCTTCTGCATTTACAGCTCCGTCAGGACTAGCACCACTATTCTTAATAACAGGATGGTCAAAGAAACCGACCTCAGTTACAGATACCCCTCTAGTTCGCATATAAAGCTCCCTAGCAGCACTTTCTCTTTCAATACCATCCAACATAGCTTGATTAACAAAACTATCGCCTTTCTTGCCTGTAAGACGTTCTGATACAAGTTGAACAAGGTAGTTTTGACGAGATGTAGATACGCCTGTTTTAGTCTTGGCGATAACATCCGATATTCTGGATGCTGTCACCTTGCCTAATCTTTGCTGAAACCACTCTTCTGTACGTTGTTCTATCATAGAAAGTCCTTGCTAGATACTGCCTTTAGAGTTGGTTGTTCTGACTCTGGAATATCCTCACCGCTATAGATATATAAGCCAATACCATGTAACGCAATAGCCTTAGCTAAACAACGCTGCATAGCTGTATTAACTGCCATAGCATCTGGGTTAGGGATAGCTTGGTTTCTAAAGTTAAGCACAGGTAATTGAGCTGTCATAGATTTACCAAACGCATGGACTGTGCAGAATACCATAAGTGTTTCACCAAACTGTTTAGGCTCACCATAAGTCCATGTTGCAGTTGGGTCTTGCTGTAGAAGAGTATCCACAGCCCAAGCCCATGATAAGTATGATAGACCATTCTTTTTTTCAATATGGTCTGATACGTTAATCTTACGTAGTTCGTTATAGTTCATCTTTGCTCTCTCCTCTTGTTGATGTTGTTGCATCATTACCTGGTCGTAGTGTTGTTGCTGACTCATTTGCTCTCTCCCTTTTATCAAATCTATCGTTAAATTCTTTTAATTCTTTCCAAACATCTTCTAGTATTTCTGCTACAGGTCTTAAACCATTCGCCATATTATATACCCCCAAAACACAAAAAGGAATAGCCATAGGTATTTATTCATATTGCACCTGCTAACTTACCCATAATGTAAATACACAGGGCCACATAACACCAAAATCCTATTGCTACCACAATCATTGTTGAAATTTTCATTTTATATCTCCTAATGCTATTAAAAGTTTATAATTTTTTCTATAAAATCTTCCTTTATTAAGGGCAAAAAACTCAAAATCATTACATAAATCACAGGCCAGGCATTGAAATATAGCTTGTTGCGTTAATTTGTCACTCATTTATTCTCTCCTATATAAAATAACAACTTAATAGCAATATACACGATTTTTTAAAAATAGCAATATTTCTAGTAAATTGTTAGTAATAAAATAGTTTACAAATATATATGATTCGTGTTAATGTCTTTTGGAATTATTAACCAAAGGAGAGTATATGTACAAAATTAAGAACTGGGAAAAGTTTAATCTCTATAACCCAAAGAACCCAAGATACCAAAAAAAGATGACATGGTTCAAATTTTATGGTACGGATTACATAAACAACATAGATATACATAAGCTATCTTTTGAACAAAAAGCTGTTTTAATAGAGTTGTGGTGTCTTGGTTCTGAAAGTGATGGAGTGTTACCAGACTTGTTTGAAATAGCTTTTAGACTTCATTATCCTATTGATTTTGTTGATAAAATAACAAAAGAACTATTTGCTAGAGGATTACTAGTCGAAAACTATGAGCCTGTTAGGATAGAGAAGAGAAGAGAAGAGAAGATAAGAGAAGATATATATGTCGTTAAAACGACTAACAGGTTTGAAGAATTTTGGGAAAGCTATCCTAATGTTCGTAAGGTTAATAAGAAAACATGTATGGAAAGGTGGGCCAACAAAAACATTGACGCTATAGCAGATGAAGTGATAGGGTATGTAAAACGTATGAAAGATACTCAATCATGGAAGGATGGCTTCTCACCAGCTCCACTTACTTTGTTAAACCAAGAAAGATGGAATGATGGCGAAGCTCCTAAACTACGTAACGCATGGGATAATGCTAAATGAAAATTGGAGAAGCGTTAGATAGATTAACAGTTAGTAAAGAAACTATTACTCAATATTTTAATAATGAATATGGTTCTAGTGAGTTTTTAGTAAAAGACAGTTCTGTGTTTGCAGATGATGTTGTTAAATACTTTTCAGAAGAAATATCATCTGGTAAGTCTTTAGGGTTTGTTAAGAGTGAGCAAGATTTTAGAGTGAGACCATCTGAGCTTACGGTTGTAACAGGCGTAAGTTCGCATGGCAAATCGCTATGGCTTTCACAAGTTGTATTAGCTCTTATGGGTCAGCAAACTAAATGTTTAATTGCAAGCCTAGAAATGCGGGCAGTACTAACTCTCTCTCGCATGGTGCAGCAAACATTAAAGTCTACAGACCCAACAGAGGATTACATAAGAAAATTTTGCACTCGTGCAGCTGAGAAATTGTGGATTTACGACCAGACAGGCAGCACTTCTACAGACGATATGATAGCTACGCTTTACTATGGTAAACATGTTTTAGGTGTAGAGGTATTTGTTATAGACAGTCTTATGAAGATGAGTGATATATCTGAAGACAATTACGAGAAGCAAAAATTGTTTATTGATAGACTTGCAACATCTTGTCGTGATTTAAACATACATATATTTTTAGTTGCACATACTCGTAAAATGGCAGATGAAACTATAGCACCAGATGCTACTCATATTTTAGGCAGCTCTCATATTCGCAATTTATGCGATAACATCTTATGTGTTTACAGATGCAAAAAGAAAGAACGTGATATTGAGAATGGTGAAAAAACTGCTGAGGAATTAAAAGGTGTTCCTGATTGTGTAGTATACTTACAAAAACAACGTAACTATCCTGT